GGCTGTATTATAATTAAATAATGGTTGGATATGTTTTTCAATTCTTTCTAATACCTGCTGATTAAATACTTTTTCGGTAAAGAAATCTTTGTTTGCAACTACTTCGTCCAAGTGCTCGCAAATCCAGGTCTTAGCGGTATCTTTCTTAATTTTTTCTTTGGTTTTAGGATCGATAATTCCTCTCGTTACTCCACAAATGTCCCAAGTAGCGTATTGCTCTAGTCCAACAAATTTATTCATTCCTTTAGTAAAATCTAAATGGAATTTAATTGCAGTTGGTTTGGCAAAACGATTCTTAGCAGGTTTAGCAGTTACGATAATACCAACTTTTTCTGCTCCATCTTTTAATTGTGCCTTATTTAACATAAGTACAATTGATGCTGCATATTCAGGTCCAGTTCCACCACCCGCAATCTGCTGTGGTATAAAGGATTGTGATTGATATGTGTGATTAGTAAATAAGAACGGAATCTTTAAGTCAGCCAGTGGTGTCATAATGATACGGAAGATTGATTTTAGAACCTTTGATCTAGTCATATCTGCTTTATCTGATCCGGCTGCAGCATCTTCGATTTCTTTTTGAGTAGCTAAGTTACCAGCAGAATCTAAGACAATCATAATTTTTGGAATTTCTGCTCCGCCTCTTTTAGCCTCTTGCATTTTCTTAGTAATTGAAGTTACCGAAGTTCTAAACTCTTGTACCGTATTAACAGGTTGATAACTAACTTTAGTCGTATCAATGTTAAATTTCTTCATTAGATCTTTATCAACTGCAGCTTCAGAATCATAATAGATCACGCTATAACCCATGTTGATTGCTTCTCGTACAGTATTCAACATTAAGAATGTTTTACCGGTTCCTGAAGGACCAGCTACTGAACAAGATCGGTTATTCGGCCATCCACCAAAAAGGCTACCAGAAACACATGCATTTAAATGATAGTTTCCTGTGTCTAGCCATTCAGTTACTTCAGAGAAATCTGAAGTTTCCATAATGGATCCTAGCGGATTTAATTCTGATAATTCAGCGTTGATATCGTCAAACGTGAATGATGTTATTTTTTTAGCCATTGTTTTCTGTATTTTTTGTAATATTTTGTTCAAGATTGTCAAAGAGTTCATGCTCTTTTTCTCTAAGTTCAGATATTTCTTTTATTGCTTCAGATAATTCTTGTTTAAGAATTTCCATGCGAATTTTTAATGAACCTACTCTAGAATACAAATCTTTATACTTTTGTATAATTTCAATTTGTTCTGGACTTAGTTGTGATATATCAAGCATCTTTTTCTTTTTTGTTTTCTTTTTCAGAATTTATTTTTGCATTTTCAATTTGGAATATAAATTTACGGACGGCCTTGCCTAGTTCCATATCATTTGGTTGATTTTTAACCATTGCTTCCAAAATCTGCATTACTGTTAAATGTTCCATATTAAAATAATGATGTTGAATAAATTAAGTTACGATTTAATGTTTGAAGACCGATAGAATCTAATACTCGATTTAACGGATCAATCATACTTTTTTCAAATTGCACTTCATAATCGATTGGAGGAGCAATTTCATAAGGATGGTCTCCTGGGAAATATGCAAACATTTCACAATTTTTATGGTTACAATGATACAATTTAAGTTTTTCACCGTTACCAATTAACTTATACTTATTCTTGTATTTTTGATTATTGTTTAGTAGATAATTATAGAATCCAGCAGCTTTTACATTTGGTGGACATTTAGAACCATATTGAAATTCGATATGGTCATCTACAATATATTTCTCAATGTTATTAGTCCTTTTATTAAAAGAAATATCGTCAATGTCGGCCATTTTAAATTCTTTCTTAGTTTTCTTTAGAAAGTTAACAATTTTTGTTAGTGTTTCTGTTGTTGGCTTTTCTGTAAAAAGAATTTGTAATGCTTCAGTTAATTTTTTACGAATAAAAGTTGGTGTTGAAGATTGAATCGAATCAAATCCGATAACTTTTACCTTTTTCAAAGAAGGATATCGCTCATGTGTTTTTAGCTTATCTTCCCATGCAATATCTTGAATATACTTTTTCTTAGCCATCCAAATGCCTGAATACGCTATTGATTCAAGTTCAAACTGTAAGAAGCTTTCAGTGTTTTTAGAAGATGCATATTTATCTAATGCTTTAACAATATAATCTCTAATTCGTAAATCATAAATTGTTAAAATAAAAGTTGCGATGTCCATCTTTTCACCAAGCCATTCAATAGAATCATACATTTCTTCAAATTGAACATAATTTGAATCAGTATCAATATAAATTACAGCTTCTTTATAAATATTATTTTTTACTTTAATATTTAATTTCTTATGAACTTCCGTATCTTTAATAAAGAATTCTTGGAAATATTTGTTTAGAATTTTAGCCGAATATAAAATTGCATTTTGGCCTTGTAGTGTAATAGATTCTGCAATATCGATGTTGAAAAAGTGAAACCACTTGTTACCAAAGGCTCCATAGATCGAGTTTAGAGTTACTTTAACTGCTTGTTCATACGCGGTAAACTTGGCCGACTCATTGCTAAAATGAGTGGCCAAGATTTCTAACTCGTTTCTAGTAAGTTGATCTTCAGGTTTATTTAGTAGTTCCTCAATTGTCATTAATCAGCGGTTTGGCAAGTTGCAATAGTTAATAGAGTGGCAGATTCAGTTGAACGAAGTACTACACGGTTTCCAAATACATAAGCTTTATAATCTTCTTTATCCAAGAGATTTAAGTACTTTTTGTAAACTGTAACACTTCCAGCTTCACCTTCATAATCAACACTTACTAATTTGTTGTATGATTTACCGCTCATTTTAACACCGCCATCGCCAGCTGTAATTGTGAACGTTTCATCTTTATCAAGATTGAACAATGATTTAATACGTCCTGCTTCTACATTGCTTAATTCGAATACAAAATCAGAACCTTCTACATTAAAGATAGATTGTAATTGAGCATCTGTAAGGTCTTTGTAACCCAATGATGGCTCTGAACAAGATAAGGTAATTTCCAAATCTTCATTAAAGATTTTAAAGCTAGATGCTACTAAATCTTCTTCATTTTCAACAAATTCAATTTCGCCTTGAATTGTTTGGTAGTCGAATTGTTTGAAAGCTTCAATTAATTTAGAAGCATCAAAAAATGCAACTTTCATTTCTTTTTCTGGCGTAGCCTCTGTGATTGTGAAAATTTCACTTGCTGGAAATGCGTTATGTTTAACAGCATCTCTCTGCGGAAGATACGCGGAAGATACAACCTGGAGGTTATCTCCTTTAATTTTGAAATAGATGAACGAATCAATCAATTTCAACCTGTTTACAAAACCAATAAAATTGGCTTGATCTACTTTGTCAATTTTTAATTTCATGTGATTTAAACTTTTAGAAACATTTGTTATTGATAATTATATTCATAATGTACCTTTTGTTTCACATAAAAAAGGGCAGGAGTAGCGAATTCCTGCCCAGTATCCGTGAACTAGTCCCGGTCCTAAGAGTGGTCTTCAAACCACACCTTAAAAATTATTTATCCATCACAACTTAAACAATCAACCATTGCTCTTTGTGCAATATCTCCTCTAAGTACTGATTCTGATCTCATATAATAAAGAGTTTTGATACCTTGATTATAGGCTTCTAAATGTACTTGATTGATAAATTTAGGTTCTGCTTCATTTGGAAATGCTAAGTTTAAAGAAACTGCCTGGTCAACGTATTGTTGTCTAACTCCAGCCTGTTTAACTAATTCCATTTGATTAATTTCTTTGAAAGTTCTATAAGCATCTTTCATTGGAATAAATTCATCTTTATGAACATTTTCTAATTCATTCATTTTATCTTTATGGATTGGGCGGCCTGCTTTTTCATCTAATTTTTCACCAACACGAACAAAATATTCATCCATCCAATCTAAACCTTGAACTGATCCGCCATCGGCTAAAATTTGATCCCAAGTTTCTTTGTTATTCTTTTTGATAAAAGATAAAGCTTTTTCTAAGGTTGGATTTTTACGAATAAAAGTTCCTTTAGCTGTTTGTTCGGTAAATACGTTTGCTGCCCAAGGTTCTACTCCAGCCGAAACATTACCAGATAATTTAGAGTTAGAAACTGTTGGAGCAATTGCACGTAAATGTGTGTTTCTCATTCCAGTTCCAACGCACCATAAGGGTTCTCCAAATTCTGTTGCCATATCTCTACTTGCTCTTTCAGACTCTATTTTGATTTGACTAAAAATCTTACGAGTTTCAAATTGCGCAATAAGCGAATCAAATGGAATATTTCTGTCTTGTAGATAAGTGTGCCATCCTAAAACTCCAAGTCCTAATGCTCTACCTTTTTCAGCTGAACGAACTGAGTTTTCAAATCCTCTCATGTATTTTGCTCGACTAATAAATTCAGAAAGAACACCATCTAGAAAATATGTTGACGTATATACTAAATCAGTATCTTTCCATTCATCATATTTTGCAAGGTTTAATGAGCTTAAACAACAAACAAATGAGTGATTCTCATCAGTGTGTAAAGTAATTTCTGAACAAATGTTGGTCATATAAACTTTTAAACCATTTTGTTTGTATGCTTCAGGGTTTGCTCTATTAACATTTCCTTTGTACATAATATATGGCTCTCCAGTTGCTTTACGTTTTCTAAGAACCGCAGCCCAGCGTTTTCTTGACTCTTTGTCTCCAGCTTCTAATTTAGCCATAAAACTATCAGAAACCACAGCACATTGGTGCATATTTAAGGATTGACGATTAACATCTCCCTTTGGTTCTCTAATTTCTAACCATTCCCAAAAATCACCATGTTCAATATCGATGTTAACTGATGCTGCTCCTCTTCTAACAGACCCTTGGTTGGTTGCTAAAATAGTAGAATCATAAATCTTAATAAATGGAACTACTCCATCTGATGTACCATTTTGAGAAATGCTAGAACCTGCTGGACGAATTTGATTTACTCCAATTCCAACTCCACCTCCATGTTTTGCAAGTAGCATCATCTCTAAATTCTTAGAACCAATATCTTGAATTGAGTCGGCTACATCAATTCCAAAACATGAAATTGGCAATCCTCTTTCTGTACCAGTATTTGATAAAACTGGAGTAGCTAAGTTTAACCAACCTTTCCAAATATAATCGAAGAATTTGCTTGCCAATTCTGGCTTTCCTAATCTTTTTGCAACGCTAGTTGAAACTCTCCAATAAGCATCTTTAGGTGTTTCACCCTTTAACAAATATCCTTTTGATATTGTTTTAACATAAATTTCTGTATTACCCCAAACTGGGAAATCTACTCCTAGTTCCCAGTTCAGTTGTTCTCCGTGATTAATTTGATCCATGTAAAATATAATTGTATTGTTTATTTATTCTTATGAAAACATGTCATCCGCGTCCCAATTCTCATCTTCTCCTGCCTTTGAGTAGTCAGTTGGTCGAATTGCAAAAAAGTCAGTGTGTGTATGCCCTCCAGTTAAGTGATAGAACCAATCTAATTGACTAGCCATTGCTTCGCTATAATGGAAAATGCTTTCATATCCTAATTCATTAAGTTTTTCGTTTGCCCTTTTCTTAATAAATTCTTTAAGGTCTGCTGCTTGCATGTTTTCAAGGTCTCCCATTTCAAACATTTTATCAATGAATTGGAATTCCATTTCAACCATTAATTTTGCAGCTTCTTCTACTTGAGATTGAACTGCACCTTTTAGTTCAGGATATTCTTCGCACATGTGTCGAAATAACTGACAACCCATTTTTGAGTGTAATGATTCATCTCTAACTGACCATTTCATTTGCTGACCAATACCTTTAAGTAGGTTGCGCATCTGGAATGAATATAAAACTGCAAATGATGAATATAGTGAAACGCCTTCAGCAAAAGCAGAGAAGATCGCAAGTGATCTGGCTACTTCCTTTCTAGCAGAAGAATCGTGTTGTAAATCTAAATGATTATAATCATTACTAGTTTCTAATAAGAATTCAAACTTTTGAGAAATTGATGGTTCTTTAAGAAATGCAGCAAAATCTTCTAATCCTAAAGTTTCATTTAAATATGAGTAAGCAACAGCATGTACTGTTTCATTCGAACCAAAAGCCATCGCCATTTGTCTAATCTCATGTTTTGGAAACCATTTAGTAACCATGCCAGTCCAATAATCTGAAACTGCACATTCAGTTTGTGCAAATCCTAATAATATATTACCAACAAGATTCTTTTCAGATGGTGTTAAGTTTTCATTCCAATCTTTAAGATCGCCTTGCATTGAAATTTCAGTATGTAACCAATGAGCTTGCATTACTGGAAGCCATCCTTCAGTATAGTACATTGGATATTCAAAGGGTTTATACTCTACGCGTTCAACAAATAATGATGATTTTGAATTTTCCATTTTTTTAATTTTTTTTGCTTTTAATTTAGACTAAAATGGCCTAGATAGTTATTCCAGGCCAAGTGTTGTAGGGATTTCTTTATATATTAAAGTCATCTTCCTAGACTCATACCGGGAATTAATCTTTTTTCTTAGCTAATAACTTTTTATAGTAATCTGCTTTTTCGTATAACTGGTATGATGTTGATTTGTATTGTTTACGTTTTGAATATAAATCAGAAAGAATCATTTTTAACATTGAATCTTCTTTATTATAAACAACACCATTCTCGCAAACAATAACATTTTTATCTTTTCGACGCTCTTCAATTTTCGAAGCAGGTACCTTTTCAATAAAGGCATCTGGAGAAATATTAAACTGTCGCATGATTGATGGATATAGAGATGCAAAGTCAAATGCACTTACTCCAGCATAGAAACCAACTTTAGGTTCTTTAACAAAAGCTCCGGCATATTGTGTTTCTTTTTTACCATCTTCACGTTGTTCTGAACCGATTCTAAATCCAGATTCTGCCATCTTACGAGCAATTAATGCTTCAGTTACAGCAACTGGAGAAGCAGCTTTATAAATTGGCATTCTAGTAATATTAGCAAGAGTTAAAAGTACTTCCATTGATTTTAACTTTTTATCAATATAATATACTAGAACGGAGTCAACTACGTTATAATAAACATACTTTTTAAAATCGTCTCGATATAAATCTTGTAAGCCTCCATTGTATTTAATTTTATTTAAATTTAATACTTGGCCAGAAACATAATCAAGTGAATTTGATTCTTTAACTTTTACAGATTTATCATACTTATCATAAAGTTGCATGTAGTCAAGAATACCCATGTGTAATGGTCTTGAATCGGTTGGATCAACTGCTTTTGTAATTGCAGATTCAGCAATGTCAATTTGTAAATGCTTACAACGATTTACAATATATTGCCAGTCATAATTAATAAAATTCCAGCCGGTCATCATTGGAAACTTAGGCATAAATTTATACAAAAATGTATAAACCATGTCATACTCGGTTTTAAACTTAATATATTGAAAAGTCCAATCAGTGTCTAATGATTTAAAATATTCATTAGTATCTTTTTCAATTTGAGCGATTTGTTCTGAACTTAAATCTTCTAAACCTAATACGATTGCCTTTTTATTTGGAGTAATAATTGAAAAAGTAAGGATTCTTGATTTTGCTTCTTCAGCTCTTGGAAAACCGTCAACAATCTCAGTTTCAATGTCGACAAAATAAGTTTTTGGCATATTGTATGCGTAAATTTCTTCTTTGTCTTTTTCAGAAAGACTGTCCATGAAATATACTAGCGAAAACTTATTAAACTGACGGGACGGCTGCAACTTAATTGCTCTGCCGTCCCAGTTTTTAAATTTTTGGCTTGCTTCGCGCTCTTTTTGGTCACAAACAAACCAGTTTTGATACTGATTAATTGGGTATCTCTTAAATGCAACTTCACCTTCTTTATTGTAAAAAGAGATCATTACCTCTTTATCTCTTTGCTCAATATCTAATAACATTAATATCCTCGTTTTTGGCGTTGCTTATTCTCTTCTGCTTTTGCAAAGTAGTAATTGTATGCTGTTTTTGCATCTAATCCAATAGATGCTGCATAATTTATAAAGAAGTGTAGAATATCTACCCATTCCATATAAAGCTCTTTGCGATCGTTTTCTGAAAGATCGGAAATTTTCAGGTTTTCATACTTTGTATGAGCTGTTTTCCAATACTTCCATACTGCATTACCATCTCCATCTTTAATGCCACCAAGTGCATCGGTCATTTCATGAATTTCATCAAGCACTGCGTGAGTGTTAACATGCCAGAAATTCATAATATCTCTGATTGTCATGTTATCAAAATCAAAGCCATAAGTTTTTTCTTGCATTTCTTTTTGGTGGTTCATTATATCCGCCAAGTGTGTTGTAGATTTATCATAGAAGTCATTTACTTCTAAATCTTTACATTCATTATCAATATTTGCCATATACTATTTTATAGTTTTATTTATTATTGTTTACGAATTTAATATAATCGTGAATATAATTTCTGATTCTTTCAGATCCGACAGGATTCATTGAATGTACATGAAATTCTGGAAATTTTAACTTATTGTCAATACAATACTCTACCAAAAATTTAGCACAGTCCAAACCTGTTTTTTCTTCAAATTCTTGCGGATAATCAGCGCCATCTCCACACATTGCTGGAGAATAATGTTCATCTGCTAAATCATGGTCAAAAGATACTAATTCAGGAACTCCATTAGTTACAATCCATTTTACGAATTGATTGTAATCTTTAACAATATCCCACTGTTTTTGGGTATAATCAGCAGCCGCAAGTCCAATACGAGCAGGCATATATGCAATACAATCGTATGGATGCCTAAAATCGTCTAAGAATAAATTTTTGATATTACTTGCTTTCATAATAGTTATATTAGAAAAGCGCGTTTTGTTCAAAATTATTATTAAAAAAGTACTCCATAACTGAATCATCGGTTCTGGCTACTTTTCGACGGCTAATTAAATGCGGATTGTTTCTTAGTCGGTAATAAACTCCATACTGACAAAGACCAACTTCGCAGCCATAAGTTTTAAGATCGTTTTGTTCTTCTTGGAAAATTTTCTTACCATCAACGTAAACATTATGCGTGGATTCATGTAATGGAATGTCTCCAATTAGATCTTTGTAGTTTTCTCGGAACCAAATAACTCTATCGCCATAAGGAATATCACATCCTTCGCCAAACATAAGATCTAATGTATATCTAGCACCAGGACCAGGAACACAGAATCTTTCGTCATGGTTAATTGGAATTCTTGGATTTACAGAATTAGACGTTGAACAGTGATATCCGTAGTATTGTCCCACACCTTCAAGCGAGGAGATAATATCATACATCTCACTTAAAGATTTTACTTGGGCCATTCTACCTGTGATTCCTCGAGGTATAAAAGATGCTACCCATAATAGAATATTGATTTTATGAGCATCTCTTGGTTGATTTCTTAACTGAGCAACATAATTATTCGCAGCACCAAAAAGACTTGTACGTAATTCCGTACTTCCATAGATTGGTAAACCTAAAGAAACGGCATCTTCTAAATTTTTACGGATTTTATCTTCATATTCTCTATCAACTAAAAGTCTTTCAAAATCAACTAAAGCTGTTTTAGGATTCGGGTCTCTTGTTAATACTTGGTGAATTCCACGAGCTCCATAGAAGTGAGAAATAATTGTGTTGCAAATAATATTATCCATTGAGATTGGAGCATACACGATGTTCTCCATGATATATCTCATACGATCGTCTAGAGTAATTTGAGGATGGAAATATTCAACTGTTTCTCCAAGAGCATCGTCTCCACCACTGTCGTAACTTTCAAGAACACCCATATTATAGAGTGCTCTTTCATTTACTTTATTAAAGAATCGTCCAACGTCTTTTACAACGTCCATATTGACTTGTTCAATTATATTACTCATAATATTATTTTATTTTTTAAACCAACAATCATATCCAGCAGTTTTATTAAAAACTGTAAATGCATGTACATGATTATGGTTTGGATATAATTCAACCAATCTTTCAATTGCAGGTTCAGCAAATCGTTTTACTTTACCCATATGAAGTTCAACAAATAAAACTTCTGGATGATAGGCTTCAACAGCTTGTAAAATTTCGTATTCAGCTCCTTCAATATCGATTTTAATAATGTCTGGTCTATATTTGTCTAATAACTCCTGAATATTAAAATTGTTTACTTCATCATAATCTGAAAATTGACTACGTTTCATAATTGAAGTAGAACAATGCGCTTGTTTACTTTTACCTTTATAGATTCTAAGAGTTGGGCATGTTTGTCCAGAAACTGCACCGTGTATGATGTTTGCCTTTGGCTCATTTCTAAAACTATTCATCATTTTTTCATAGTTTCTAGAATCGCATTCAACCGTATAAACAGCTTGAGCTCCACCATCAATTGCAATCTTTGTAAACCCTCCAATATTACCACCTAAATCTAAACATACTTTACCAGTATAATCAATTTCTGGTTTTATGTAATGTATAATGCAATCGGTAATCATGTTATTATCGACGCGTTCAGTTGCATTTAGGTACCTAAGGTAATGTTTCTTTAATCCTTTTTGGAAATCATTTAACATATTTTATATTATTTTTCTACTAAATTTGATACAATATGGACTATGTCAAGATCTGGATGTTCTTGTTTAATCACAGCAATTTGAACTTCATCATCATCGAAAAAACGCTCAACAATAATTCCCTGTTCTGCCAATTCTCTAATTGTTTTTGCTTTATGTTTTCCAGAGAATACTCTAGCTTCAACACTATGATTTCCTCTTTCAGCCAATGTCATTTGATTAAAATATACATTGGTTGAGATTCCCATTTCAGATAGTTTTTCAAAAACATAGGGTGCTTCTTCTTGACAACGACCAGTAATAATAACATCGTCACTATATCTAGGACAAACACCAATTGATACTACACCATCAAAATCGTATGCAAATATTTTCATTTCTTTCTTTTTTAAAAAAAGATGGAGAGCAAAACTCTCCATCTATTTGGATTAATTAAGCCTTAACTTGTTTCTCTGTAACTTTAGTAAGTTTACGATTTGCTAAAGCTTCGCATTCTTGAACAGCGTCAACAAACATCATTTGTTGAGGCGGTGTCTTTTGAGTAAATGCAGATGGTCCACGAAGAGCACCAACAATTCCCATTTCTCTTGCAACTCTAACATAACGTAGAGCGTCAATTACAACTCCTGCGGAGTTTGGACTATCTTGTACAGATAGTTGAGCATCAAAAATAACCGGTGCTCCACCAAATCCTTCAAGTTCTAAACGGAAGTTTGCAACTTTATTATCTCCATAGTAAGAGATATATTCAGAAGGACCAGCATGTAAGAATGAACCTTCGGTTGAGATTCCACGAATATCATTCTGAGCACGAATTACATTCTCTTTAGAAATCTTTTTAGATTTCAAACGAGATTTATCTTCCATATTCAAGAAGTCAGTATTACCACCAACATTACGTTGAATATGTGCTCTTACTACGTGGCCTCTTTCGAATGCAAGTTCTTGTAACATTTGAGACAAGATAGATGCACCAAATTGAGAACGCATATCATCACCGATCAATGGAATTCCTGCGTCGATAAAACGTTTCTCCCATGCTGGATCAGATGCAATAAATACTGGAATACAGTTAACAAAAGAGATTCCAGTTTCTAGACAAATTTCTGCCCAAAATTCTGTTGCTGCTTGAGAACCTACTGGTAAGTAGTTAATCAATACCTCAACTTCATGTTCTTTTAATTGAGAGATGATTTTGTCTTTCCACTGTCTGTCTTTTTTATCAGTCCATTCAGTACGATTAGTTTCAGTTGAATTTCTCAACTCTTCAGAAACCAAGAAACGATTTGTTTCTGGATATGCATCCATTAACAATGCGTAACCATCAATAACTGGTGCTTCATATACTGGAGCAGTAGAATCGATAGTTGGAACAATGTCCCATGCAGAGTTTGGACGCTGCTTCAATGCAACACCTAATGGTTGATTTACTTTACGTTCATCAATATCAAAAGCACAAACGAATTCAATATCTTTTGCACCATATCCACCAATGTCGCTACGCATCATACCGTCGATGTTTGCTTCATTTTCGGTGTAGAATTGTACTCCTTCTACTAGAGACTTGGCACAATTTCCTGTACCAATAATTGCAACTTTAATTTTACTCATGATTTTTAGTAATTTGTTTTAAGTTATACTTATAATTTATAAAAGGTTTCAAAATAGGCTAGTAACTTTTGGTTTAAGTTCTGGATTCTTTTTTCCGGTTTCAAAGTCATATTGATAATATTTCCTTGAAAGGTGCACCGATCCGGGTTTTTCCATATACATATCCGCATAGTCTTTAGGGCTAAGTTGATACCATTCGATTGGCCATTCGATTAATTCGTATCCGGCCTCACTTAGATATATACTCAGCTTTTGATTAAAAATTCGACAAATTTCTAATCTTTTTTCTAAAGATCCATAAAAAGGTGTTCCTTTGTAGAATCCAGTTTTTGGAATTCTGCGTTCTTCATGATCGATTGGTAATAATTTGACTACACTAATCTTTGGAATGTTTAAAGATTTTAAATGTTCAACATAATTCTTAACCAAATCTTCAGTTGCTTTAACCGGATCTGGTTGTCGGCATAAATGGTGTCGAATATCAATATTACCAAAATACGTAATTAGGTGTTTAGTTCCTTCTGGAATATAGGTTGTCATACCTTCTTTAATAACTCCAAATAATGTTTTACCATCATTTCGACTGATATTTGAGCCTGGTACATAAACTGAAACCGAATGGCTATCACCTAACACAAATATATCAGACTTTAGAGTTGTATCTATTGTCTGAGTTTCTACTGATTTTGTACTTAAAGTTTCAACATCAAGATTTTTCCAAATCTCAGTACATGCATTCATTCTGCTTTTAGCAAATGCTCCAATGTCTGGCATTTGTCTATTTAGACAATACACAGATCCTTTAAAATCTATTAGCCTTTGCATTCTAATTGCAGTTTCATCATTAGCACCGCCAAATAAATTGTAACTTCCTTGAAATTCCATTGGTAAAGCTACTAACCAAACGTCATAGTTATGAACATTTGCATCTTTGGTTAAAACGGTAGCATCAATACCTAGACTCTTTAATTGTGACATTAATAAATATGTCCATGCTGATTTATGAGATTCTGGTTTTGAACTATAAGTAGTAACCACATCATCTATTGCAACTTTTTTACCAAGTAAAGAATCTTTTATATCGTAGATGCTTATCATTTTAAAAGCTTTTTAATAAGAGATGGTAAATATGTAAATGAAATAATAATGCCAAAACTAAACATTATTACGGCTAACTCTTTAGTCTGAGCATTAAATTGTTCATGCGACATCCATAGAGTGTTTGCTGTTAACCAACAAAGTATTGATATATTTTCCATCTTTTCGAAAAATCTATCACTCCATTTAATTAATAGAACCGAGATTATGATTGTTGGAATTGCAAGTGTTAAACTTAAAACACCAAATCCCATCATCCACGCTAAATCTTTAAGAATCCACATTGGAAAATGGATCACTTCTAAAACGTCTTTACTTCTTTGTTCCTTCGTTCTTTTCATTAATATAATTTTCTAAACCTTGAATATACGCAACTGCATCAAGCAAATTATCTCGTTTGTGATTATAACTTTCACGCGAGAATTTAAGCGCTACTAGCGCCATAAACATTTCACGACCCGTAACATTAAGTCCGGTCATACCATTAAAAATCATTGCTGCTCGATCCATGCCTTCTGAAAATGGACCATATTGGCGATCTGCTTCTTCTGAACGATTGTTGACAATCTTGTCTGCTTCTTCTAAAATACTCATATTTGCTGCTTTAGAACTTATATCTAAAACTACAAAAAAGTTTCGAAAAAATTATAGAGTTTGTAAACTAATTGATTCTAAATCCATTGAATCAATTTCATCTAAGAGACTAGTGATTAGAGATGTCTCTTTAATTTTAAGTAATAAAAATAATTGCGAAGATACTAATTGTAGAACTGCATCATTTTCGTCTTTTCCGGTCATAATTGATGCAAACATGAAATTATTTACTAGAGCTTTGCAAGTTCTTAATTGCTTTAAAGTCTGGCATGAATCGATTGATTTAATAATCTTTTCGATTGCCATAACTTCCCAATTTTTACCTCGGTTAGATCCTAATAAAAGTAATTCCATCATAATATTTTATAGATTTACTTTTGTTTGTTTAATTTTTCAAAAACAAACTGCTCGAATGTTTTTACCGGTTTTTCATTCTTTTCGGCTTCAGCCTCTCTTTTCTTACGCTTTTTCTTCTCTTCTTCGTATTCATCTTCTGCCCAACCTGCTCCCTTTGGAACATCTCCAGATCCATTTGCGCCAGTTCCTAAGTTTGGTAATTTAACTGCCCCCATACCAGCTCCTGGCATGAATACGCTTTGAGGTCCTCCAATATTAGTAGCAAAACCTAGTGCTTCTTTAACTTTTTCTGGAAGATCCTCATGTGGCGTTGATGCAAAGTCTTTAAGTTGTTTCAATGTCATTCCATTGATTAAATCTTTAACTTTGTCTTGGTATTCTTTTGAAACATCAGAGATTAGCATATGACCGGCTTTAACAGCATACGCTACTCCCATTAGTCTTTGTTGTGTTTTACTTGTGCTCGGCATAAAAATTATTTAGCATCTATTGATAAGAAAACGCTGTTTCTAATTTCAATATTATTATAACCAACTTGCTCGTCCTGATCACCGACGATTGTAGTAGCTGATACGAAGAGTGCAGTGTTTGTCATTCCACCAAGCTTACGATCAAATTTGCTAGCGTCAACATCATCAGCAAAACCAATATTAATTACAAAATCACTTTTTAAACTAACAAAAAGTTCTGTACCTGTTGGTGTATTTAATCTATTAACAACATCAGCAATCCATTGTGAATTTGATAAAGTTGCTGTAATATAAACTATAGCTTCTTTATCTTTTACAACTTTCATTACTTCTTGTTCAATGATTTTAGAACCATCGCGATCTGCCCAGTATGACCAAATTTCATTTAGTTCAGCTAAAGTTGCATCAGCATCACCTTCATATTTAATCTTTTCTACTTCTTTCTTAAAGGCAAATAGAACTTTTCCAATAATACCTTTAGCTCCGTAGATTCCAGTTAACTGGTATGCTTTTTCAGCAATAAAGTTTTCGTATAGCTTAATGTGTTTCATATCTTATTAATATTCGTTGGCACGACACCATTCAACGGCATCTTTAACTGTTTTTAGTTCTTGGTCATATCCACTTAAATCGTAAATTCCGAGAATAGTTTTGCCATCGTCATTTAAATAGAATGAAAATTGCTCTAGTTCTCCATCATGTCTAGGTGATTGCGCTTCTAATCCATTTTCAAATTTCACAACATGTGGAAACTCTTCATCTGCATCATATCCCCAAGATAATGATTCTACGTTTTTAGCCTTAGATAATTCTTTAAACAATTTTACTAAAATTGCTGGTTTTTCTGGCTTAGAAGCTTCATTAATAAAGTTTTCATTAGCAAAATCTGGTTTAACAATAACCCAATATGGGCCTCTGCTAGTACCAACAATTCTATTTTGATCAGTATCTAATGCTCCCATTTTCACATCACCAATAACAGATTCTTTATTGTCTTTGATCCATTTTGAGCATGATGTTCCATTTTGAAATTCAATAACTGGATTTCCGTCAACAGTAACATCAAGTACTTTATATTGTTTCCTAGCTTCATTAACTTTTGACTCATCCAAACCCGCTAAACCCAAATCACGTTCCAAGTCTTTTGAAGTATAATCAAATGTAGATATAACTTCGTCTGCCGTTAAATCTTTCATTTCACCCCATGCTAAAATATAATCAAGCATTTTTTTAGCAGAAAACTCACGCGATTTAAATTTTCTGTAGCCAGCATACACCCATTTAATTTCTTCAGAAGTTTCTTCTGCAAATTCTTTTAATTTCTTAATGTCAGATGAAGAATAATATCCCTCATTAACTTTAGCTTCAAGAATGAAACTTTCAAATAGTTTTACGTATTTCATATTTACCAAGCGTAATTTAAGTTGTCAATTTTCTTAATGTAATCTTGAAGATTTTTAGCATGTTGTTTCATACTACCTTCATAGTAAGATCCGGTATAACCAGCTGCTTTTTCTCTCTCTGCGTTAGTAACATCGCCACAATATCTGCCATACTCATCTAGAATGTTTCTCATTAAGTTTGCAGCATCACTCATTCTAACTTCTCTTCCTTTTGGATCTGTTCCGATAATAGGTTCATCATATCTTCCCTTTAAACCTCTAGCTAAACCATCTTTGATTTGATCTGCGATAGTTTCAATTGCTTTAGATACAAGAGAATCTAATGGTAATTCAGCAGCTTTAGTAGCTAAAATTTCATTATATCTTTTCAAGTTTTCAGCTTTGAAATCTTTGTCATTTTGGAATGCGATTGCTCCTTTTTTTGCAGCTGCTCTTTCGGATTGTATAGCTGCTGTAGAATATCTTGCTCTAAGAATTTCTAGGTCTAGACAATATGCTCTATCTGCAAGCTCAACAACTTGTTTTAAGCTTGAAATTCTAGAACCGTATGCAGAACTAGCAGAAGATTTTGCAATACCCGCTGAATCATCTCTTTTGGTTGTCTTTAAAATTCTATTGTTATTTCTGGCGCTATATCTACTTTGCCATTCAACATTCATCCATTCATTTTGACCATCAGTGATAGCTAATAAACAGTTTGCTGGAATCGTTCTAGTTGACCAATCGTCTTGAGAATATGGATTCTCTTTTTCATTAGTTGTAAAATAGAAATATACAGCGCTTGCTCTTTTTTCTTTTTTAGCAGTTTCTGGATCCATTTCAATAATATCAATATCTTGAACTTTATCAAGTGCAATTTTAGACATTGCATAGAATGCTTTTGGAAGATCTTTTGGCATTTTTGCGGCACCAAGTAAAATACTAGCAAGTTTTGCTGATGCAAATGCTTCATTTATAGTACCTTCATTTAAGTTCTCAACAAATTCTGAGAATGATTCAACTAATCTTTTCATTTCGAAACGAGGTTTATTTTGATTTTCTTTTTCTTGTTTAATCTGGTTATAAATTTTAAGACCATCTTTGCTTAAAGATATACCATCTTCGGAAACGTTGAAAAATCCAGCGTTTCTCTTTAGCCATCTTTTTTGGTCTTCTGAAACTTTAGAAAGAATAGCATTGAAATCTTCTTTAGAAATCTTACCATCTTTTACAGCTTCAATTACAGTATTTCGAATAGTAGCATGTTTTCCAACTGTCTTAGCTGGATGATTCTCAGTATACTGTCTTTTAATAGTAATTCTGGATTCATTTAAAAACTCTTCAAAATTCATAATCTTTAGTATTTTTTATAAACTATATATCATTATTTCATTTTGAAACCTAGCTTACCATTACCTGGGTTGGTTGATGATACGTTCGGTGCTTCGAATGAAAGTTTTGCATTAGCATCGCTAAATCCTTTTAAATAAAAATGAATCTGGTCTCTTTTAAGATCCACATCCATATATAATTGTTTAACATCTAATTTAGCAACGATGGTTCTTAGTGTGTTAATATAAGTATCTCCAGCACCAAGTTTACCATTTAAAACATCAATAAGTTCTAAGCTTAATGAGTAACTAAATAAGCCAATATACTTTTTACCTTTATCTAGTTTGTCCCATTGAACTTTGTCAAATTTGTCAACTCCTCTACCAGAGGATTTAACCAATGGTTGAACGTAAGTTGTAAAGAATTCTTCTCTACCAAGCTCAGTCATTTTAGCTTGTATAAAACTTTCTAGAGATTTTTCATCTAATGGAACATTTCCAATCAATCCCTTTAACACAGAAATTGATGGCGTATTCATAAATTCAGCGCCTTTAATATAACCATCGATTACTGAATTGTTTTCTATAATTTTAAATAAATCATACAACTGAACTTCTGAAGTTTCAGTAAAATTTTCAGCTTTTAGATTTTTAATAATATTTGATAGGGTTGGGGCTGCTCCAGATTTATATTTTGAAGATATACCATATCCATCAATATAAAAATCTACTAGTGGATTATTTCCAGAAGGAAATGATATTCCATGTTGAGTTGTTACCATATTTAATAGTAATGCAGCTCCTAGAACTTCACCAAAATCTTTACCGATTGTGTTTAGATCTGTTACACCAAGAGCATCAATTGCTTCTCTAACATTTTCATCATATCCGATAGTTTCAGAAAACGCTGAAATTGATAATGGATCTTTAAAATATGTTGAAGGTTTATGCATTGATATTAAATCATAAAGTTCGATTAAAAAACTTTGCATAAAGAGATTAGAGCTATACTTACTGTTAATTGCGCTTTTAACACTGTTTGATAAAACTGTAGAATTCATATCAGTGTCTTGTGGTAAATTAAGAGAAGTTGGAGTAAGTTCTTTAGATTTAATAGATCCTCTTGGTGGATTATTATCAACAAATTTAATAACATCTCCGATTGAAACTTTTAAATCTTTTACATCTTCACCGAATGTTACGATGAAAGTTGTAAATTTACCTGAATTAGAACCATTTGAATATTCTCCAGGTCCAGCAGTTACGATATCGAATTTTGATGCTCCTAATTTATTAAGAGCATCACTGATTGATTTTAGTGCGCTTTTAGAATCTCCACCTAAATCAAATCTTAAATCTTTTCCACCATTCTTTGTATTAATTCTACCGGGTCCTAATAATTTCTGCATTGCCGGAAGTACTGTTCCTTCAATCGATCTTGCTGCTTCATTTAATGCAAGTTGAAATCTTGCTCTAATATCTCCGTAAGTTTGTCCCATTATATCTTATTTATAAATTGTTCAAATGTTAAAATATCTTCTTCAACTTGAATAGATTCCATAGCTGCAAAAGAAGCATCTAATTTCTCTTTTAAATCATTAAACATTCCGTGTAGAGAACGTGGAGTCATTTTATTAAACTCTTTTACATTACCATCGCTAAGTGCTTGTCTAACTTTGGTAGCTGAAATATCATCGTCTCCTCTTTGGATTTCATATAAGCCAAATTCAGGAAGTACTCCAAGTTCTTGACGATATTTATCATTGTTAACCATATATCCATAAGCTTTCATACGGTCAGTTCCAGTGCCCCATAAAACAGGCTCATAATTAGGTCTAAGTTCATTAAACATAACATCGATTGCAGCAGAAGGAACAACAATAACTTCTTTTAAGAATCTGTATTCGCTCTGTACATTATTAAACATTTGAATTTGAGTTTCTACATCATAAGGTCTTTTAATAGCATCCTCTTTCTTAGCAGTTTTTGCCTTAACTAAGAATACAATAACTGGATATCCATTTTGCTTATTAAGTGTTTCTAATACTTTAACGTGACCTAGTGTAAATGGTTGAAATCTACCAACAAAAATATTTACTTTTTCGCGACCTTGTTCTGGATAATCGATCTTTAATGCTTCAGTAATTTTTTGGCTATTTGCAACTTTATGATGCATTATAAAATTATGAAAGTCGAATACTGCATTTTCTTCAGTTGGTTCAACATAGATCTTTTGTTCAATTTTATCCACGATTTCATTAATTTGATTTAAAACCAACCCTGAAATAATAGTTGATTCCTTGGTTCTTTTCTTTCTAAAACTACCTAAAACTATTTTATACAATTCAGCAAGAACTGGATTTGAAATATAATCTAGCGTAGTTTCATTTTTAATATATGTTGTATTCAACTTAAATGACTCAATTGTTGCAAAATTAGCAGAATCAAAATTAGCACCAACATATTTAAATGCATTCTTAGAAAGATATTGATTGTAAATTGCTGAAGTTAACTCAATATATCGTAAATCCGGGTTTGTTTCGGTTAATTCAATTTCGTCTAAATTAAAACTATTCATATATTCTAATAAATCAACGATGGTGATCTGGTACATATGAGAAGACTCTCTATCGTCATTTGATTCATTAAGTCTATCGAATGATTCTAATTTATAGGATTTTACTTTAGTTCCATCAATAAAAGAAACTATTAAACCATCAATTTCTTTATCTAAATTTTCATTTAATGTACTTTTAGTTAAAGATTGATTAAAAATATGATACGCTTCTCTTGTAAACGTATCTTTATTATATCGCTTATTAAATTCGCCTTCATTCATTGAAAGTAATTTAATTAAACGATCTTTTTGTTCTGTGTGTAATATACCTTCAAAAATAACGGGTGGCTTTTGTACACCAAACATTCCTGCCCATTTATTAAGAATAGCAGTATCATTAATAACTTTTCTAGGTTTTCTATTCTCACCTAAAACTTGAATGTGTGTTAATATTAAATAGTTTGTGGGTAAAGTATCATATTGATATGGAGAAGCTTCGACATCTGGAAGATATTCAAATCCAAATTTCCAATCAATTGGCATATTTTGCTTAACTTCAGGTGAAATTGATTGAAAATATTTAATGGCAGTTTCATATAAAGAAACCATGGTTCTATCGATTGGAGAAAGCTCTTCACTTGATCCGTTTTTATAGAACTCAAATCCATTTAAACTTCTTCTAACATATAAAGAAGGGGCTGCGATCTTTTCAGAGACAACAATTTTATCATTCAACATTGAGTTGAATTCATTAATATTTACCGATTGGTATAGATCTCTTAATTTTTGTAATGCCATTTTATCTTCCGTATTTAATAATACCCATTAGCTGATTTATTGCAGCAAATGTACCAGTTAATTTATATAGTTTTCCTTTATATTTAAATACCAAACCTTCTGATGGAACAATTGATTCGATGCCTCCAATTCTTTCTAAACGAGCTAATTCAGCTTCTACTTTAGAAATTTGAGAAAGGTCACCATTTTTTTTAATTTTATCAGCTTCAGTTTTAATTTGATTATGAAGTCTCTGCATTTCTTGGTCTGGATTTGCCGCTAATAAGTTTGAAACGTTCTTTAAAACAACAGATCCTAATTCAAGGAAAATGTTTTCAAACGGCATGATGTTCTCTTTATACTTCTTTTTAGCATCAGTTTTTTCGAACTCTTGTAGTTTTTTATATTCACTAGCTCCAATTTGTTTACTAACATCGCGCATATTGAGAGTTTTCTTGTCATCAAATGCCCAACGTTTAACCAAACCTTCTTTAGTAATGTCATCTAAAGTTGGAAATGTTGAAGCAATTAATTCTCTCCACCACATTTCATGATACTTAGAAACCTCATCAGTATCTGCCAAACTATATCTTTTTTGAAGATCTTCAATTTGCTTCATGAAATAAGACTTTTTCTCTTCAAAATTAACATTTTTACCAATTTGCAAATCTTGCGGAGGAATAATTTGAAATGTTTTTTGAACATCTGCTGTAACTTTATTAAGAGCTGCTTGAACTTTTCTAGCAACACTAGAATCAGATCCAATTTGATTACCATTACCATCAGTATGGACAATTCCATGGAATTGAATTACATCGCGATCATAATTAATTACATTTGAGTTACCTGAATAAATTAACTCCATATTCATAAATGAAGTTCCATTATTAAAGTCCTCTAAATCAGCACCCTTTAATGAACCAAGTGCACTTGCTAGGTCTGATGCGGCATAAGTGAATGTATCTCTTACTCCAGCTGAAGGGTGATCCTTAAACATATCTGTGATTCCCTTTAAATCAATTGGATTCGCCATTTGACCTTTATTTCTAGCAAACAAAACTCTACCATCTTTTACCGTAACGAATAGATTCTGTCCATCTGTTTTTTCAGTCGGTGCCTCTTCAAAACTTAAATTACCTTGAAGCGCAGAATCAACTAAATGGCGTAAATCGCCAAATGTTAAATCATGATCGTCAAAAGGATGCATCATATGCCCGGCTGCACCACCTTCCATTACTAATTCTGGATATTTGCTATTCCATTGTTCTAGTAAAAAGCTGTTAAATGTATGTAGTTTTTTCATAATCAAAAAAGACCTGAGTGTTCTATACTCAGGTCTAATATTTATCTTTTTAAATTATACCATTTCCTGATTAATCATTGCGTGGCAAACGTTTACTGAGATCCATTTAGCTTTATCAAAAAATTCTTTTGCTAATTTTTTAATTTTAGGCTCTTGGTTAGAAGGTAATTTATTCTCTTCGTCAGCGGCTTCTTCATCCCATGATTTAACTGCAATTTTCCAAATTGTATCAAAATCACGACTTTTTTCATAATATTTTGAATTTCCTTGTCTGTCTATATGATCGTGATAATCTGCCCAATACTTTACATCGATTCCTTCATTAGAAACTGATTCTCCAAGAGAACTTGTTAGAGTTCCAACGCATGCACCATAATCATCTCCACATTTCTTAAGAATACCATCTACAACTTCTTGAGCTTTTTCAGCATCAAATTCTTCACCAAATGCTTTTTGTAAAACATTAAATGCGTATTCTTTAAATTCATCATCTGTTTGAATTTCTTCTTCAGAAATCAATGATTCATTTTTGCTAAACTTTTTAATGGCTTTATCCATTTCGTCATCAGTCATAACATGAACCATTCCGCCTACTTTTTTAGATACTTTAGTCGCTGACATAATATCATCGTATTTCATAGCATCAGCTGGATTTGTAGAAAAATCGCTACCAGTGTACCATTTATTACCACTTAAAACATGCCAATGTTTACCTTCAGTAACAACTGATTCAGCAGCCATACCATAACAGTCTGTAAATTCATCAATATCTAAACCGTAATGGTCAACAACTTCCATGATTTCATCTGGAAAATCCATTTCGTCATTTCTCATTGATTTTCTAAGACCAGTTACTTTATCATAATTATCATATACGAATGAAGCAACATCCATACATTCTGGATTATCTCCTAATTGAGAAATAATCCAATCTAAACCTTTAGCTTTTGCTTCATTAACTTCTGCTGATTCTTTAATACCAAGCTCTTTTAAAGATTTAACTTGCTCGCCTTTATCTTCTCCAGTTTCTTCGTCAGCATACCATAAAAGTCCTGCTTTAATTAATCTTCCATAGATTTCAGATGCAACTAACTCAAATGGAAAAGAGTCTGATGAATTTTCCCATGTTGTAGCTACGTAATCTGGATCAATCCAACCGATACCTCTTTTAATAGATTTCTCCATATCGGCATAGTCCATTTCAAATTGCTTTACAGCACCTTCATTAACTTCTAAAGATTCGTTTTTCTTTACATAATCTTGAAGATCTTTTACTTCGTCTTTTAATTCTTTTGGTATATTATTTGTGAATGTATTCCAATTAAAACTTGCTTTAACAATCATAAACAAAGGTAAGCCAGAATTTCTTTTACCGAATTCAGATCTTTCAATCCAATCTAAATAATATTCAGCTAGTTCTTTTGACATTTTAATACCTTCGGCTCTTGAAGTATTTCCTTTAATAATATCGTTAAGTAATCTCTTAGCCATGCCATGTGAACCTTCGTTGACTTCAACTGATTCCATTTTAGCATTTGCAATTACTTCTGCGATAGTTTCTAATAAATCTTCAGTTTTCTTTCTAACTGAAAGCAAATCCATGTCGACTAATTTATTAAGAACTTTATGTGCAATAATTCTGCCACCTTTAATAGAAACTACTCCTTCAGTAATTTTAGATTCTTCTACTTTATAAGTTTTACCTTGAAATTCGAATTCGTCTTTACCTTCTTCTTTTGCCTTTCTAACCGCATCTCCAAAAGCATTTCCCTCTTCAAGTTCCTCGGCTTCTTCTACTTTATAAGTTTTACCTTGAAATTCGAATTCGTCTTTACCTTCTTCTTTTGCCTTTCTAACCGCATCTCCAAAAGCATTTCCTTCTTGAACTTCTTCATCATCTTCATTAACGGTCTTAGCACCATGTACTTTGTATGTTTTTCCGTTAAATTCAAAAGTTTTTTGACCTTTATTTCTTGCGGCAAAAAGAGCTCCAGTAAATGCATTTCCTTCAGAAACTGCTAATTCAAGATCTTTATCTTTACCAGCAACTGCATCGTTTAATTCAGCTTCTAAAGCTTTTTTCTTAGCAGTCATTGCTTTTAATTCATCTAATAAAGCTGCTTTAGCATCGCCTTCGGCTGCTTTCCATTCTTGAGCTTTAGCTGCCATTTCAGCAGTAATTTTGCTCCAATCATTTTGAATTTTATTAATTGAACGAGCTTCAAAAATATATGCTTCTTCGATGAATTCTTCTAGACCACTATCTTTTCCCCAGAAATCTTGAATCATTTTTTCAAGATCCTTCTTTTTACCAACATATTCAACTTCTGGATAGTTGGCTGCAGGACCATTCATATTTACGATTTTCCACTTAATACCCTTTTTCTTACAAAAATCAACTAGACCTTTTTCATTAGGCTCAATAGCATCTAGAGTAACTGTAGCTTCATATAAATCTGCTTGAACTTCTTCAGCATCATCAGCATCTTCTTTTTCAGGCTCTCCTAAATCTTTGATTTTACCTTCGATTTCTTCAGCGCGGTCTTCTTCAACTTTTTTAAGAACATCTTCAACTGCATCTTTTTCTTTACCCATCGCCATAATTTCTTTTTCGATTTCTTCAGCGCGGTCTTCATTAAAAATTTTTGCAACTAGTGCTCTTTTCTTTTCTTCGTCAAGTTCTGACATGTCTGAAATTTCTAACTCATCTAAGATAGCTGAAATTTTCTCAAGAGATTTAACTCTTTTACTTTTATTATCTTGTTCAGTCTTTACAGCATCCTGCTGTTTTTTCATTTCTGAAAAAGATTTAAATGATGAAATTCTGTTTAGTTCCATTTTATTCATATTTTTTTAATCTTATCTTATATATTCATTTGAATTTACTAAAGTTTACTTATGCCGAACCGTCAAATGTAACCTTCTTAACGTCGAATTTAAATTTTTCTTGATTATAGATTCTTTGTCGTTCTTGTCCATGCCTATAAAGATAGCAATCCCAATCAGCCGTTGACAAATTATCAACAAAATCTACAATTATTACTTCTTTTTTTGACTCGTGCTGTCTAAGTCCTCGACCAATTGATTGTCTAATGATAACTTCTGATTTAAATGATTCCGTGAAGAAGACGCTGTGAATCTTTTTAATCGAGATTCCCGTTGAAAAAGTTCCGTAAGATGCAACAATGACAACTTCGTCCCCGTGTTCCATCTTCTTTTTATACTCTTCTCTAATATCTGAATCTGTTCCACCGTCAACATAGAAAACCTTTTTTTGACTTCTTTGGCGTAATGCATCGTATAACCTTTTACCATGCTCGATTCGGTGAAAAAGAACCAAAGAATTCCTTGGTACTCTGGAAATAACGTTGACAATGAAGTCAAGACGTGCATCATTGTTGATGATGTAGTTTTGCTCGAGTTGGAAGACATCTTTATTTTCGTATCTGTTCTGAGCAAGTTCTTGGAAAGCTTTCTTTGTTGCTTCTGGTGCATAATCCATTTCTATTACTTTTACACGACACTGTGCAATGTGGCCTTCTTGCTGTAAATATGCTGCTTTTACTTCAGTAATTACAGGACCTGTTTGAGACATCAGTGTTAGCTTATCTATTGATCCATCCTTTGGAATTGTTCCGGATAGACCAAATCGATAGTGTGCATTTCTGCATTTTGCTAAAATATCTTTAATTGATTGTGATTTGGCTTTGTGTGTTTCATCGACGATTACACAATCAAATTCATCGAAGTATTCTTTCTCTTTTTTAATTAGGGATTGATATGTACCAATAACCACATTTGCATTCGGTTTAACCTTTTGACCAGAGTAGATTTGTTGAATTCTAATCTTAACTTGGTTTTTCCAATTATAGTCAATAAAGTCCTCACTTGCCTGAACGACAAGAGAAACATTTGGTACGATAAAAAGAATTTTTTGTGCTTTTTGTTTTTCTAGCATATAGGCAACTGTCATAAAGGAAATCATTGTCTTTCCAGCTGATGTTGCTAATTCTGCTAAGCATCTTTTAAATTTAAGAATATTAAAAGCTGCATCAATTTGATAATCATGCGGTGTTAATTTATAGCCATTGAAAAAATCATATGCCCATTTTTCAAATCCTTCTGCTGTGATATTTCGATCAAATATGCGAGTAATTCCATTAATTTTTAAATCAAAGTTGTATTCTTTGCAAACCTCCATGACATATTTCCATAGACCTGCAGGAATCCATTTATTATCTTTAATGTATGAAATGTACCCGTCCCAAACACCCCTTTTGACTAGAGGATTAAACCTCCAGCCATCAATTCGCTTGGTGAGACTTAAATTTAATTGTTCGAGTTCAAGTTCATCAGCTTCATCAATTCGTAAAAACCTATTATCATCTGTTAGTGTAATTACCAAAACTCATCTTTGTATTTTTAAAGTTGCTTCATATCAATTCGATTCTTAATTGCAAATCCAATATTATCAAGCGTTTTAACAGAATTTGTAAAGAAATCTTTTTGATTCTCTAACAATTCTAGTATTTGATAGTCCTCAGATAAATCAGCCTCAATAAATCTTACGCGCTGTCCATCTGAAAGTTTATAATCATAGTTGTAATAACCAATCCAAGCGGTCTTATATTCTCTATCTAGTTTTGCTTTTTGTGCTCTGATCTTAGAGCTAATAGATGCCATCATATCAACTAAAATTTGTCGATAGCTAAGAGTATATGAAGATGTTTCGGGAAGATTAACTCCAGCCTTTAATTCATCTGCAACTTCTCTGATTTTCTTAGTCCATTCAGCTCTTTGAGCTGCTAAATACTCATCTAGTTGCTGTATTTTATTTGGTTTAGTTTCAACTTCCATTATTAATTATTTTAAAATAAGCTATTGCTGTTTTTATCGGGTTTTATATAAATACTGGTTTTCACCTTTTGTTTAAATTTAGGTTTAATTTCAGTACTTATTTTAGTTCCTTCATATTCATATTTTGATGCCTCAAAATCAACAAGAGTTTTTAAACCCTTAAACTGATCTTTTTGTCTTTCAAAATCTTCAAATTCGTTATCGATCATTTCGATAAAGCTATTTTTATAGATAGTATGCATCTAACATCGAGTTACTAAAGTAATTGTTTATTTTAGAGAGACAGTCACTTTTGTTTCGATATGCAGCAATTACTAAATCATTTAAATCTTTTATTTCTTCATTATATGTATTCATTTTAGTTTCTTTAAGAAATTTGGTCCACAAGAAGATTGATTTACCAGCTTTTAGCTTTTCAAGCATCTTTGTTTTACCAGCTTTATCATTATCAAACATATAACGAATTGTTGGAACCTCATCAAGTTCCGTTGTATCGCGTCCTACCGAAGAAAGAGCAATTGAATTACTCATAAACATTCGGTCAAGTGGACCTTCAAAAATAGTTACGGGTCGAGTAAAATCAGTTTGCGTGATTCCAAATAAGGTTGATATTTTACTAATGGCAATCTTTTCTTCTGGAGTAACTTCAATTGGTCGCTCCATCCATTCTAAGATTTTATCAAGATCGTATGTTAGGTATTTTGAATTGCTTGTTTTAACAAGAGCTCT